GCTACAGCGTCTGCATCGTCTGACGCAAACACGCTAGATGATTATGAGGAAGGGACTTGGACTGCAACCCTTAATGGAAGTTCTGGCAACCCAACACCAAAAATTACATCGACAGCAATTTATACACAAATAGGTAATTTAGTTACTGTTAATGTAAGTTTTGAAAACATTTCAACCGCTAGTTATTCTGGAGATGCTTACATTGATGGCCTTCCGTTTACAAGCAAAAGTAGTTATAGAGCAATGGGTTCTCTTGGTAATTTTAGTTCGCTAAGTTGGAACTCAGGTTACACGCCAATACCAATAATAAACTCAAACTCAACAACTATAGACTTTCAACAAATTCAATCAAATGGAGCATGGGCTGCGGCAGTATGGGGTGGTGGAGGATCAGGTAGATATCTTTGGGTGACTATTACTTATTTTGTTTAGTTATCTAGTGTGGATTCACTAGACGGAAAGGAAAATAAAATGGCTTTAGAAAAAACAGTAAGCGTAGACCAGATTGAAGTAGTTAGTAACGGCATCGTACAGGTGCGTGAGGCTACGATTATTACGGAAGATGGCAAGCAGATTAGCAAGACCTACCATCGTCATTGCGTCACTCCGGGTCAGGACTATTCTGCCGAGGAGCCACGGGTACAGGCTATCTGCGCCGCAGTCCATACTGCCGAGTGCATTGCCGCATATCAGGCGCAACTGGAAGCCAATCGGTTAGGAGTTTAATGTGTCACTCGTAAAAATATCAGGCAACGCCAGCGGTACTGGCATATTCACGATTGCTAGTCCAAATAGCAACACAAACAGGACGCTGACTCTCCCAGACAATACTGGCACTATTCTGACCTCTGCTACAACTACGGGGTTCCCTGCTGGCTCTGTAATTCAGGTGGTAAGTGCTACTTATTCAACAGAAACAAATGTGGCATCAACTTCTTACACAGACTCTGGCTTGTCTGCTTCAATAACCCCAACATCTGCTTCAAGTAAAATTTTAGTAGTTTCTTCTATCGCTGCTGATTTAATAAAACAATCAAATGTAGTTTCAGCCGCATTTTCTAGGCTGGTTCGTGGATCAACTCAAATAGTAGAGCAACAGGCTTATTTTGGAGCAGGGACTTCAAGTTCTGGATATGTTTATTTTCCTCATTGCCATTCAATAATTTATTTAGATTCTCCAGCAACAACTTCTTCAACAACTTATAAAGTTCAGGGTAAATTAGATTCAACTGCTAGTAATGCAGCCTTTAGATTTCAGATAGGTAATTTCACCTCTACACTTACTCTAATGGAGATTGCAGCATGATTACTAAAGCAAACGCTCTCCATTCTTTACGCCCCGGCGCACAATGGGTTCTCCGTGGTGATGACCTAGAGTGGCTCGATACTAACCAGACCAAGCCAACAGAGGCAGAGATTACCGCAGAGGTGGCTAGGCTAACCGCACTAGAGCCAGCCCGTATTGCTACCGAAAACCGCCGTAGTGCCTACATAGTCGAGGCAGACCCGTTATTTTTCAAAGCCCAGCGTGGTGAGGCTACGATGGAAGAGTGGCAAGCCAAGGTAGCAGAGATTAAGACGAGGTTTCCAAAATGAGTACTTTGAAGGTCAACGCAGTCACAGACGCTAGTGGTGGCAATACCGCTACTATAAATAGCATGACCCCTACTGCGGATAGTTTGCAGGGCTTCCGCAACCGCATCATCAATGGTGACATGAGGATTGACCAGCGTAATGCTGGTGCTAGTGTGACTGGGCCTAATGGCTATCAAACGGTAGATAGGTTTGGTTTTTATATTTCGGCAAGTAATAAATTTAACGCTCAACAAAACGCTGGATCTGTAACGCCCCCAACAGGATTTGTTAACTATTTAGGGATAACATCTTCATCCGCTTATTCTGTTTTAACGGCAGATTTTTTTGTAGTGCAACAAACAATAGAAGGCACAAATATAGCGGATTTGGCTTGGGGAACCGCATCTGCTAAAACCGTAACGTTGTCTTTTTGGGTTCGCAGTTCATTAACAGGAACTTTTGGCGGGGCGTTAGCAAACTCTGCATTTGATCGTTCATACCCATTTACATATTCAATTTCTTCAGCAAACACTTGGGAACAAAAAACAATAACCATTACTGGTGATACAAGCGGAACATGGCTAACAACTAATGGTATTGGAATTAGAGTTATGTTCGGTCTTGGTGTAGGTTCTACAGGAAGCGGAACTGCTGGGTCTTGGTCTGGCGTTGGATATTATTCAGCAACAGGAGCAACATCTGTAGTTGGCACAAACGGAGCAACCTTCTACATCACAGGCGTTCAACTCGAAGTAGGCTCTGTTGCTACACCGTTTGAGCGCAGGGATTATGGGCGTGAATTGATAATGTGTCAGCGATACTTTTTCACGATGACATCTGGCAGTTCTGCCCCTGCAAATGACCCGCTTGCATTAGCAGTTGCAACAACTACAACAGACATTGCCGTTCAAATTAGATACCCAACAACGATGCGAACAGATCCGACAGTCTATTCATCGCTTACAGTTGGTGATCGGTTTAGGATTAACGGAAATGTAAATGTAAACTCATCGTCAAATCCAACGAACGATACTCCCGGTGAAAAATCTTGTACTCTTGGAATTGTTGGTTTTTCTGGTTTAACAGTTGGGTATGCATACACATGTCGTCAATATAATGTGACCGGTGTAACTGGTCTTGATGCGGAGTTGTAAATGTACAAATTACACAAAAACTCAGAAGGCGTTACTAACTCAATTATTTTTGAAAACGGCTCAGTTTATAGGTGTATTCCGATGAGCAAAGACAACACAGACTACGCAGAGTTTAAGAAGGCAGTCACGGCTGGCGCAGAACTGCAAGACGCTGATGGCAATGTGATGTCACCCGAAGCCACACAGGCTTTTATCGCTACGCTACCTTGAAATGACATAAATGTTCGGCCTCTTCCCTTTTGCGGGTGCGCCATTTGCAGATGTTGGCGTAATAAAAATACCCGTCAATGTAAACGTCACTGGGGTTGAGGCCACCGGGGCAGTAGGCACTGCGTCCGTCACGGGCAAGGCAAACGTATTTGTAACTGGTGTCGAGGCCGCAGGCCAAGTTGGTACGGCAGCCGTATCTGGCGACATCAATACTACGGTTACTGGGGTTCAGGGCACAGGACAGACTGGCACTGTTTCGGTTAAGGGTGAGGCTAACGTATACCCGACTGGGGTAGATGCTTCTGCGTTACTTGATCCAGTAGGGGTTTCGGCAGATAAGAACTCCACCGCTGCCGGAGTTCAGGCGGTTGTTGAAATTGGTCAAGAATCTGTAGCCGCCAAGGCAAATGTACCCGTCACAGGCGTTCAAGGTGTTGGTCAGGTAGGGACTGTAAATATTGTTATATCTGTCAACGTAACGGGCGTTGAGGGTACGGGTGAGTTAGGTACGGCTACGGTTGTAGGTAAGGCTAATGTCTTCCTAACTGGGGTTCAGGCTACAGGTGCCCTTGGCAATACTGATGAGCAAAGTAATGCCGTTGTCTTCCTGACTGGGGTCAGCGGTCTTGGCGTTGTTTACACGGGCAATGGCTTCCAAGTCCGTGGGGCGGCTAATTCACCGGTATTCGGGGTTGAGGGTACAGGTCAGTTAGGTGACACCGAAGAGCCAGCCGAGGCCACCGTATTTGTCACAGGCGTTCAAGGGCAGACTCAACTTGGTCAGGAAGACGTAGCAACAGAAACCAAGGTATTTATTACCGGGGTCGTAGGGTCAGGGCTACTTAACTCGGTAGGGGTTACTGGCGAAGGTTGGGTCTACCCGGCTGGTGTTCAGGGCGATACGGCGCTAGGTCAGGAAGAGGTGCAGGCTGATGCCAATGTCGTGGTGTCAGGGCTTCAGGCTACTTGTAGTCTGGATAACGTAACAGTTATTGCACGGGGTACTTGTAAAGTATTCCCAACGGGGGTTTCGGCCCAATGCACGCTGACTTCGGTACTTGTATGGGGTTTGATAGATGACAGCCAGACCCCTAACTGGCAGAATGTCAATGATTCCCAGACAAGCAATTGGGTGCAGGTAAACGATGGAAATACAGTACTGTGGGTACAAATCCCAACATAGGAGCAATAAATGGCAAGTACTTACTCAACTAATTTAAAAATCCAGTTGATGGCGACTGGAGAAAATACGGGAACGTGGGGTAGCGTTACCAATACAAACCTTGGGACTGCCTTGGAAGAGGCCGTCGTAGGATCTACCACCGTTGCTTTTAACGGCGCCGACGTTACTCTGACCCTAACAAACTCCAACGCATCTCAAACGGCACGAAACTTACGCCTAGTTTTGACCGGCACATCTGGCGGAGCACGGCAATTAGTAGTCCCTGCTCTTGAGAAAACCTTCATTATTAAGAATGAACTATCTGATACTTGTACGGTATTAGTTAGTGGACAGACAGGCGTTGCCGTACCGGCTGGTAAAACAATGTGGTTGTATAACGATGGGACGGACATTAAGGATGTAACCACACATCTCTCCTCGTTAACCCTCGCTTCTGCCCTGCCCGTAGCGTCTGGTGGTACAGGACTTAATGCGGCTGGAACGGCTGGTAATGCTCTTATATCTAATGGTTCCGCTTGGGCATCACAGGCAATAAGTACGTTTGCTTCCGGGATGATTCTGCTTTGGTCTGGATCGGTTGCTTCAATCCCAACCGGCTGGGTTTTATGTGATGGAACTAACAGTACTCCTGATTTACGTGATCGATTTATTGTAGGCGCTGGCTCTACTTATGCCGTAAATGCCACGGGTGGTTCTGCTACTTTAACCCCTGCTGGCTCTATTAGTGTTGCTGGTACTGCGCTGACTGAAGCCCAGATGCCAAAGCACTTCCACTCCCTGCGTGGCCCCAACGGCCCATTTACCTCAACGGTTCCAAGCGCAACTGCGTCTGGTAGTGGTAACTATGGTGGTGGAACGCCTGATGACGGCACAATCGGATACGGTACTAACTCTGTAGGTGGAAACGCTGCTTCAGGTTCTTCAGGCACCGGGACATCTAATGGTGACACCCACACGCACTCAGCAACCTTTACCGGTTCTTCTGGCTCTAGCCTGCCACCGTACTACGCACTTGCGTACATCATGAAAACATAAGGGGTATTAAATGGCAACTACATGGTCAAGTTTAAAAATAGCCTTAATGGGTGCTGGCGATGAAAGCGGCACTTGGGGAACAGTCACTAATGCAAACCTCGGTACGGCTATTCAAGAAGCCATTGCTGGATCAGCAGACGTAACCTTTGCCAGTGCTGACGTAACCCTTACGCTTACAGATACAACGGCTTCTCAGTCCGCTAGAAATATGCGGTTGAACCTTACTGGAACTACCGGTGGGTCTCCCCGTGAGTTGATTGTACCCGCCATAGAAAAGATGTATGTGGTCAATAACGGTTGTGCCGACACGGTAACAATTAAAGTATTAGGTCAAACTGGAGTGGCTGTCCCTGCCGGGAAAACCATAGTCGTATTTAATAACGGCACTGACTGCCTTGATGCCATTACCCATCTACGTAACCTAACTTTAGCCACAGCGCTCCCCGCTGCTTCTGGTGGTACGGGAATTAATGCCGCTGGAACAGCAGGCAACGTACTTACTTCTACTGGGTCTGCGTGGGTTTCTGCTGTACCGGGAGCGTATGTACCGTCAGGTGGAATCATTATGTGGTCGGGGTCAATAGCCTCGATTCCTTCTGGGTGGTACTTGTGTGATGGTTTAAATGGTACGCCAAACCTAAGAGACAAGTTTGTTGTGGGCGCTGGTACTACTTACGCCGTAGCCGATACCGGGGGTTCTCCAAATGCGATTGTAGTAAGCCACACCCACACGGCTTCTGTTACAGATTCAGGGCATACTCATTTGTCTAATGTGATGGATGACTCTTCAGTTCCATTTTTTGATCCGGTTGCATATAGTCCGGGTGGTACCGGTGGTGTAAATCAAGGAGGCGGGGAAGCCCGTAACTACACATCAAGAACAACAAGTAACACTACAGGCATCACCGTCGGTGTTAGCACAACAGGTTCTTCAGCCACTAACGCCAACCTGCCGCCGTACTATGCTTTGGCATACATCATGAAAGCCTAATATGAAAAGACTATTTGAAGCCCAAAAAATTGATGGCGTTAAGCACCCCCAAACCGAGATCACACAAGTCTGCGCCTCCTGTGGTTACGACTTAGATGAACATGAGTTGGCGGCTGATACGTGCTCTGATTGTGGT